TGCTGTTGTCTCGTCGCAATTGGACCACAACAAATTCGTTTATCGGTGGATCAACAACAAACCGGGGCGCATTTTCGCCAAAACGATAGAGGATGACTGGGAAGTCGTTACGAACGATGGACTAAAGGATGATGGAGTAGACCTTGGCAATAAGGTGTCGCAGATAGTCGGAACAGCGCCAGATGGAAGTGCGCTGCTCGCCTTTCTCTGCCGAAAGCCAAAGCAATACTATGATGAGGACCAAGCGGAGAAATCCGTTGAACTTGATAAGCAACTTGAGCAAATGCGGCGCGGTCAAAGCCGAAGCGGATCTGTTCAGGGTGACTACATCCCTCATTCCGGCATCAAGCTGGGGTAGCCAGTTAGGACAATCAAATGGCAAACACTGACACGCCGATGGGCCTTCGCCCTATCCGGCATCGCAACGGAGCGCCCTACAACGGCGCTGTAAACTACTACTCCGTCCCTGCGTCTTATGGGACGGCGCTCTTTGTCGGCGACCCGGTTGTCAAGACCGGCACAGCCAACACTACCGAGCTTTCCGCGCCAGGTGCAGGCACGTTCCCGATTGGAACACTCCCGGAAATCAACAAGGCCGCTGCGGGCACGACCAACCGCATTACTGGTGTTGTTGTGGCCGTCTGCGCCGATCCCGGTAATCTTGGGATTATCTACAATCCCGCATCGACAGCAGCCGTTATCGCCGTTTGCGATGACCCTGATGTCATCTTTGAGATTCAATCGGACGGCGTTTCGACTGCCGCGATGATGGGTCTCAATGCCGTGCTCGTCTACACCAACGCAGGTAGCACTGTTACCGGACGTTCCGGCGCAGAACTGTCGATCGGCACTGCACCGGCCACGACCGTGGGCTTCCAGTTGAATATCCTTCGGCTGGTCAACCGCGTAGACAACGAGATTGGAGCGTTTTCCAAGTTGGAAGTTCGCATCAATACTCACACCGAAACCAACGCCGTAGTCGGCATTTAATAGAGAGGACTGAACAATGGCAATCACAACTGGTTCGCACCCAAAGTCTCTCTGGCCGGGCGTCAAAGCGTTTTTCGGCAAGAGCTACGATGAAAAGCCGCTGAAAAGCGACATGGTGTTTGAAAACCTCACGTCCGACAAGGCGTATGAGGAATATGTCGAGGAAACAGGCTTTGGCCTTGCTCCTGTCAAGCCGGAAGGCGGCGGCATTTCTTACGACACCGATGCACAGGGCTACATTTCGCGCATTACAAACGTGACTTATGGGCAAGGCGCTAAGGTCACGATGGAGGCAATTGACGACAATCAATACGAGAATGTCGCCAAATCCAAAGCCAAGAAACTGGCACGTTCTATGCGGCAGACGAAAGAAAACGTCTTTGCCAATATCCTGAACCGTGGCTTTACGGCAGCCTATCCCGGCGGCGATGGCGTGGAACTGTTTTCCACTGCTCACCCCACCCTGGATGGTACCCAATCGAATGAGTTGGCCGTTGCGGCTGATTTGTCCGAGGCTTCCATCGAGGATTTGCTGACGCAGATTCGTCTTGCGACAGACAGCCGTGGCCTTCGTATCCAGCTCGAGGGTATGAAAATGGTTGTCCCCCCCCAACTGGAGTTTGATGCGACCCGCATCATGTCCAGCGTCAATCAGTCGGGCACAGCCAACAACGACATCAACGCGATGAAGGCTCTTGGTATGCTTCCCGGTGGCTTGATTATCTGGGACTATCTGACTGACCCGGATGCGTTCTTCATCGTTACCGATGTTGACACTGGCCTTATTCGCCAGCAGCGCAAGGCGATGACTTTCACGCAGGACAACGACTTCGACACGTCGAACGCCTGCATGAAGTCGCAAGAGCGTTATGCTGGCGGCTGGGGCGACTGGCGCGGCGCATTCGCTTCGCCCGGTGCCTGAAACATTGGGGCGGCTTAACGGTCGCCCCTTTTCACATTTATGGAGGCTATCATGCCAGGTACAAACTTCCCCAACGGAATCCGTGCGCCGCTCCTGCAACCCAACGGCGTCGCCCGTTCATCCATTACTAATCTGACTGACAATAGCGGTGGCACATCCAGCAACACCATCGCGGCGATTGGCGGCACATACAATCAAGCCGAAATGCGAAATGCAATTGCGTCGTTGTCTGCCAAGATCACCGAATTGAACAACGCCCTGACTGCTACCCAAGTGACGGGGGGATAACATGGCACTTCTGGTTTTCACCAAGGGCGACAGCGGGCCAGACTACAGGGTCTATCAATGGACCGGAGCTACCAACGGTGGAACGCCAGACACCTTTACCGCTGTAAAGGTGGACCGCACACCATGGAGCATCACATTGCAGGCGACGGGCACCTTCGGGGCGTCCGCCGCTGTTGCGCTGCATGGTTCTGTTGATGGCGTGAACTTTGCCCCCTTGGGTGATTTGTTGGGAACGGCCATCAGCTTGACGGCGGCCGGCATGGCATCGGCGCGTGAAGCGGTGTTGTTCATCAAGCCCGTTCTGGCTTCTGGTAATGGATCCACCGATATCGCTGTGTCGCTGCTGATGAGATACATTACCAAATGAGCGACGGTTTTGTTCTCGGCAAGTGGAAGGTGGTCTGCGACCGCTGCGGATTCAATTACAAGAACACCGACCTGCGGTTGGAGTGGACCAATCTGCGCGTTTGTCACGGCCCTGGAACAAATGACTGCTGGCAGGCCCGCAACACGCAGGAGCGCGTTAAGGGCGTGGTTGACAGGCAGGCCCCGCCATGGACTCGCCCAGAGCCTCCTGAAATTGAACTATCGCCCGGCGATGTCACCCAAGACGACTTGTGAGGATAAATGGCAACCACTGACACAGATACCGTCTTGGAGATTTGCACTGATGCCTTGCGCAAGATTGGTGTGGTTTCGATTGGCGAGCGGGCTAACGCCGAAGATATAGAAACAGCCCTTCGCAACCTCAACCGGCTGCTCAAATCATGGCAAAACCGCAAGATTGACCTGTGGCTTGCCACGGGCATGAGCGTTACGGCTACCACGTCTGCGGTGTATACGCTGGACCCGGTTCGCCCGTTGGACATCAGCACAGCACGGTTCAAGCGCAACGGAATTGAGTTGCCCATGCAAAGGATGACGCGGGAGGAATACGACACGCTGCCAAACAAGGCCACTACAGGCATTCCGACGACCTTTTACTATGACCGGCAGCGGGAGGCGGCTCGCCTGTATGTATGGCCCGTCCTGTCGACTGTGGCGGGGCAAACCATCGAAATAACCTACACTCGCGAAATCGAGGACATGAATCTTTCCGATGTTCTGGATTGCCCGCCAGAATGGTATGATGCGGTTGTCTACGGCCTGGCGTCTCGGATGGCAGATGACTACATGATTCCCGCGCAGAACGTCATGGCGCGGGCAGAAGAAGAATTGCGGCGAGCACTGGCGTTTGACCGTGAAGGGTCCGTATTTTTTGCTGGTGGCTACTAATGCCGGTTATTGAGTTTGCAGGCTCGTCCATGCAGGACAGCGACAACAAGCAAAGCAACAGCGGGCGGCTGCTGAACTGCTACAGGTCACCGACCGTGGGGCGTTCGCAGTTCACGCTTCGCTCGTGCCTCGGCACGTCAGACTTCGCGCAAATCCCCGGCGTTAATCCCCGCGCTGGAGCCAATGTGGCCGGTGTGCTTTATGTTGTTCAGGCTGGCGCGTTGTGGCGCATTACCAATGATCGAACCGTGACCAACCTCGGGGCAGTTCAGGATAGCGAGATCACGACCATTAGCGGCAATAATGGCAAGGTCACAGTGGTGGCTGGTGCAAAGTATTACGTTTGGGATGGCGAGAACCTGACGCAACCCGAGGCCGGTGCGTTTTCGTCGTATAACAACGTCACCATCTTCAACCAGCTTACGGTGTTGACAGAGCGCGGCGGTCGGCGAGTCCAATGGTCAGAAGTAGCCAACCCCCTGACGCTGGATGGTCTGGACTTTGCAACGTGCGAGGCCCGCGACGACATTAACCCCGTTGCAATTCGCATGGGTGGATCTCTCTGGATGTTCAAAACCCAGTCAATTGAAAAGTGGTATAACACCGGCACCACGCTGCAAATCCTGCCCGGCGCTGTGATCGACCGAGGGTTGAAGGGCTTCAACCTGATTTGCGAAATCCCCGGCGGCTGCTTTTTCTTGTCCAGCGATAACAAGGCGTTTTTCGTGGTGGGCGATGCCATGCAGCCGGTTAGCAACGTAGCGGTGAGCAATTCGATTGCGAATGAAAACCCGGAACGGGTGTTCTTCTACCGCGACGAGCTGCACGAGTTCTGCGTTATTTCTTTCACCGACCGCCCGTCATGGATTTACGACCTGACAACACAGGAATGGCACGAGCGCGATGAGCAAGGTGGCCCGTGGCAAGTCAAGGATGTGGTATTCGTCTATGGTGGATACTACGCTCTGAGGCGTGATGGTTCCATCAAGCGCATGGTGAGAACCGGCGTTGACAATGGCAAGCAGATCCGCCGCCGGGCAACGTCGCGGGCCTTGCAGATGGACGGCAAGCGGTTTCGCGTTCCCATGCTTGAAGTGCAGGCCAGCGTTGGTAAATGGCAGATCAACAGCGACGGCGACCTTGCGGACGACGTGTTGCAGGTTGCTGGAGATGATGTTCTGGGCGCTGGAATTGGGGCGCTGGAGGTGGCTGAAGATGAGCCGCGCATCGTGCCGCAAATCATGCTGGAGACATCGAGGGACTTTGGGATGACGTTCGGCCAGCCCAAGCAGCGTTCGCTTGGCGATGTGGGGGA